ATGGTGACTATCGTGATTCATAAATACAGAAAGTTACCAGTAGAAATTGAAGCCTTTCAGATGACAAAAGAAAGAGGGGCGAATAACGCAGACTGGCCATGTTGGTTACACAAGGCTTGGAATACGGAAGGGGAAGGCTGTCTTTCGAGAGGTAGTAGAGAAGCAAGTAGCGAGAACCCGTGGACTAGCGAAGATCTTTACTGGATAGGAACGCTTGAAGGTGTTCAAAGTGTCTCATGGAACGATTTTATAATCGAAGGTGTCAATGGGGAACTTTACGCATGCAAGCCTGAGATATTCAAGAAAACATACGAGGTTGTAAATGATTCATAAAATAATAAGCGTAACATTCTACCAAACCGTAACTTTTCATGAGAAATCAATTAAAGGAAAGAAGGCTTTCAATACACTTGACGAGGTTATGCTGAAGGGCATCAAGATCTCGAGAGCAGGTGAGTCGATAGTTCTTGAGCATGATGACTTTGAAACTTCTTATTGTGTTGGTATGGCAAATGTAAGGCATTACAGGTTTGAGAAAGAAGTTCAGACTGAGTTTACTGGAGATCCTGCAGACTACCTTGTCAATGATTCTAGGGACTTAGTTAACTCTTCTCAGTACGAAAACACTGATGCTGTCATAGATCCGATAGGGACAGGTGCTATGCCAAGTGAAAAGAAAGACCAGGGGGAGACTGCAGAAGTGAAGGCTAGTAATAACAAGAACTTAAAGAAGATTAAGAGCAAAAAAGTGAAGAAAAAGACAAAGAAAACAAAGAAGAAGGTTTCTAAGAAGTGTACAGCAAAGAAGAAGAAGAACTCTTAAAAGAATATTATAAGAGACTATCTATAAATGAAGCTACTGGGTTAATCGACTTTGATGATCCAGAGTTTCATCTTCAAAATGAAGTAGTAAACGACAAAAAGAATCGGTACAAAGCGAATCAATGTACTCGTAGAGCTGGTAAGTCGTTTACTGAAGTTGTTGCGCACATAAATGACATGCAAACATTCCCAAAGTGCAGAAATCTATATTTGGCATTAACGGCTGATTCTGCTGAGGCTATAACTTATGATATTTTCGACGAGATAAACGAAAAATTCAAAATAGGCCTAGTGTTTAAAATTCAAAAACGTATATGGGTTCATCCAAACGGATCTACTTGCCGTATGTTTGGTGTTGATAACTCTGAAAAAGAAATGAAGAAAGTTCTAGGTCAAAAGCTCATGAAGGTTTCAATTGATGAAGCTGGATCTATGACGATTAATATGAAAAGGCTTGTCTATCAAATGATTAAGCCAGCATTGGCTGATTTACGACCAAATTCATCGTTAACATTGTTGGGAACTGCTGAAAATATACCGAATACATTTTTTGAAGCTGTTACAAGTGGAAAAGAAAAAGATGTTCCATGGAAAATAAGGAAATGGACAGCCTACGACAACCCTTATATGCGCGCTCAATGGACTGAAGAAATTAACGAAATGCTTGAATCAAATCCATTAGTTGTGAATGCTTCATGGTTTAAAACTCACTACATGAATGAGTGGTGCGCTGATGATGATTTATTGATTATACCGGCCAAGGAAATCCAGTGGGTTGACCATGTAAAGTCTAGCGATTGGGTCTATGTTCTAGGTGTTGATATTGGTTTCAATGATGCCAATGCCTTTACTGTCTGTGCATACTCTCCAAAGTCTAATAAAACTCACTTTGTGAAATCTTACAAAATGCCTGAGTTGATATTCTCTGAGGTTGCAGCACAAATAAAGAAGATTCAAAGCGAGTTCAATATAACAAAAATTTGGATTGATGGCGCAAATAAGCAAGGTGTTGAGGAAATAAAGCAAAGGTTTAAAATACCTTTAGAAAGTGCTGAAAAGACCACTAAAGCATTGATGTTACATCTATTGAAAGATGATATTAGTACAGGCTTAGTACTAATGAATAGTGAAGATTGCGGCGAATTGTTCACAGAGTGGCAAGCTCTTATGTGGAAAGATGAACAAAAAGATACTGAAGATCCAAGATGCCAAAACCACTCAAGTGACTCAGCTCTATACGCTTGGCGCTATTGTAAGCACTACCTTTACGTAGCACCAGAAAAGAAGCATAATAAAGACTCAAATGAATATATGGACGAATTAGAAAAGCAAGAAGCATTGGAAATGGAAAAGCGAATGCTGGAAAACCAAGAAGATGAGGGATATTATTAATAACCAGAGAAGTAATCACAACAAAGGATAAAAAATGAGTGAAAGTAATTGGGAGCAATTGATAGGATGGTTTTTTGCAACGATAGTCATCATTGTCTTAGTCAATGGATGCAATAAATATACAGAAATAAAGCTATCGAAGCCCGTTGCTAATAAAATTCAGCAGTAGTTATTAAACTCAATGAGGTAAATGAAAATGAAAGTAATATTAGAGTTTAAAAACTCACATCATTATGAAAAAGAATATAAGAAAAGTGACCTATATTGTCCCTTTTGTGGGAAGCAAGAAGTGTGGGAGGATCAAGGGTGTGGCGATTATTATCACGGCGTAGATTATAATTGTTCATCCTGCAACTCTTCACACTCGCTCGACAATTCCAGTAGAAACGAAACGGAAGCCTACAGCAGTATATCAAGACAACTGAGGGATGGTGTTGCCATTAAACCTACGACAAAAAAAGGTAATTAACATACAGAAGCAAGTAAACTCAACAGAAGGAAGAATCATGGGACAAACCAAGACAAAAAAAAGAAAAATGAAGCAAGAACAACAACAAAAAGTTGAGAACATGTCAGCTAAAGAGTACGTGAACACAGCCACAAGAGAATTTCTCTCAGGTATGGCCGTAATTGCTGAAAACGTGCAAAAAGGTGAAGAGTTTGGAGATATTCAGGCAATAGTTCCAATAAAAGACACTCACGTTCTGGTATTAGAAGTTAAATATGTTGAATTAACAGAGGAATCAAAGAATGACCTTAGAAAAGAAAGAGAAGAAATCGAAAAAAGTATGCAAGAAAGCAGCGAAGAAAGTAATCAAGAAGAACTCGGAAAATTTGGACTTAGCCTCTGTCCTGAAGCTGATGAAACAGTACAAAGTTAAGACTCTTCTAGGTCATGGATTCGATATTGAGTTAGATTCTAGTGCATTCTTTGACATTCCAGCGCCCAAAGCACTGACTGACAAGGAAAGACTTGAGAAAGTGGAGCAAGATGCTAAACTTGAAGATGAAATTATGTATCATTCATCTAATTAGGGGATAACATGCAAGGAAAATCAATACCGACAACAGATAAATTTTGGTGGAATAGCAAAGACGACTCTGTTGCCGCTGATTTATTTGCACATGTTGAGAACTTAAAAGACAAGAACAGTCACTCAATGGGCCAAAGAAAAAAACACTTAAGATTATACGGTAATATGAACCAGCAAGGAACTTTCTCCGACACATCTGCTGGGAATTCAGAGCGCATTACTCTAAATGTCATTCAAATGGCTATAGATACAGCGCAAGCTAGGGTTGCCAAGTCAAAGCCTAAGGGCAGATTCCTAACGGATGAAGGCAACTTTCAGCTCCAACGCAGGGGTAAGAATTTAGAGCGTTTTGTTGATGGTGTTTATTATCAAAACGAGCTTTATGAAGAAGCCCAAGACGCATTTCTTGACGCTGGGATTTTTGGGACTGGTGCAGTTAAGTTTTGGGTTGAAATAAAGAACAAGAAGCCTTATGTGAGGGCTAAACGATGTTTCTTAATGGATTTAGTAGTTGACGAGTCAGAAGCCATGTATGGCAATCCTCGACAGCTTTACGAGATCAAGATTGTTAACAAGTATGCGCTTGCAGAACAATACCCAAAGTGTAAAAAGCAGATTGAAGAAACTGGAGCTCCAAATAGTGCTTGGTCTAGTGTCCCAATTGAAGATGGAAATATTGTAATAATTGAGGGCTGGAAACTTGGCCAAGGGAAAACCAAAGGAAGGCACATAATCGCAGTACAGGGCAAAACTCTTATAGATGAAGAGTGGAAGCCTGACTTTTTCCCTATTGAGTTTTTTCACTACAACAGAAAGCCTGTAGGTTTTTGGGGTCGTGGTATTGCAGAGGTTTTAACTGGTACCCAATTTGAACTAAATAAGCTCTTAAGAACCATGCAGATAGCTATGCACCTTGGATCAATTCCAAAAATATGGGTTGAGGCAAGTTCTGGTATTGTTAAGTCACATCTAAATAATGAAATCGGTGGAATTATTACTTATCGTGGTGATAGACCTGTTTCAGATGTTTTAATGAAGATGCCAACAGAGCTAAGACAGCAGATATGGGATCTTTATAATAAATCATTTGAGCAAGTGGGATTAAATACGCCAGCCGTTTCTGGTACTGTTCCAAGTAGGCTAGAAAGTGGTAAAGCCATTAGAGAGCATAACGACACTGAAAATGAAAGATTTTCTATTGTTTCACAG